ATGTCTGGTTTTTATCGAACCAATTTGGGAAGAGTTGCGCTTCAACAACGTAATATTACGTTAAATGCAAAACAAAGACGTTTACTTCTATTAATAGACCATGAAGATTTTCAAAGTCTCGATACTGAGTTTAAAAAGCGGATCGCCCCACCAGAACTGATACAACAGCTCATTGACTTAAAACTAATTGCACCTTCTAATGAAAATTATTCAGAGTTACCTGAACAAATATCTCCCCAAGAGTCATCTATAACAACTAAAGAAATACATCAAAAAAATGTTGATGAGAATAAAAGTAATGATTTAGTTGGAGAAATTCAGGTTCCTCAATCAACTTCTGCGCCTTCTTCAAATATTGAAAATAACCAACCACGCATTCCAGTTCAACAGCTATCTTTTGAAGAAATACAACTATTAATGAAACAAAGCTTAAGCCAATACTGTGGCCTTATGGCAAAGCCACTTATTCAAAAAATAGAGCAAATAAAAACACTTCAAGAACTTAAAATGTGCCAAATGCAATGGATTACCAGTTTGCAGGAATCACGCATTCCTCCTCATGAGCTAGCACATACGCTCCATTCTATTAATTATTCAATTCAGCTTATTCAGCAACGCATCTAAAATAGAACAAGCTGCTGTTTAATTAAGCATTAAACTCACTTGGTACGTATTTCGTGCTTTACCTACCGGTGTTTTTTTCCTATGATGTGCCCCACACATGTGCGCTCGTAGCTCAGTTGGATAGAGTACAGGTTTCCGAAGCCTGGGGTCGTGGGTTCGATCCCCGCCGGGCGCACCAATCTATTTTATAAATTCAATAACTTAACTATATTTTGGCGTATATTTGGCGTAATGCGCTATTTATCCACAGGTTTAGAGGTAATTTTGCTTCTTATCAAAGGTCCATCTTTTACCGTTGTAAGTCACAGTGCCATCTAAATTAATCGGCAATTCTTTTAATGAGTAGTCATAGATTTTAAGAACATTCCCGTGCTTATCTAAATCAGCGGGTAGATTGCAGGTATTCTCCATTCTCCCCGCTTCTGAAACCATGATCATTAATTGCTGCATGAAAAACCTCGAGAGAATACAGTTGAGAATAATTTTGCTCAAAATGTGCAATTATCCAGATTATTGAGCAAATAATTGCACTTTAATAAAGGCTCTTACTCAAGAGCCTTCACAATCGCACCGTGTCTTGCTTTGCAATCATTATATTTTGCAACTGTATCAACTGACCAGATCATTAAATCTTTGCCCGTTGTTCCTGCCAATTCATTTAGATTTGGGCATGGTTGAATAAGATTAGCTGGTATTACCGGCTTTAATGAGTTCATTGAGTTGCTGCACCCCAGCATCGTCAATACAGCTAGACTTATAAACAGGACGCTCCACGATCTTTTGCACTTCACGCTCAATATATTCGACTTTAGTGTTTTGCTCTGCTTTGACTTGCTCATAGTCTGCGCTCACTTTATTGATCTGATTTTGCTTTTCTGCAAGAGCTTTCAAATTCTTGCGCTCAATCTCTTGGATCTGCGATTGACACTTTTGTTCAGCTTCTTTTAACTGACCCGTTTTGTAATTGAGTACGGCCAAAGATATGGCCAATAAAAAAGCGAGAAACACAATAATGATTTCTCGCCAATATTTAGCAGCAAATACAATCCACATCACTGCGCTCCTATACATTTAGCATGTCTTTCAAGCTGTCTAGTCCAGACGCCATAGCATCCATTTTTACGAATAGAGCAATCGCGCTTTGCAACGTACTTATATTTAAGTAATGAGTCGCAAGCTGCCTTATACTTCCCTACCTTTAGATTTTTCAGCATTGATGAGCTAGACCATGCACCAATCCCGTATTGATACGTGAAATCGAGGTATAGGTCGTATTCAGTTTGTGATAATTTCACGCCCTTCAATGAATCTTTAAACGCGACTTCACGCTTGGCCACATCATTACGCAACCATTTATCTGCTGTTGCTCGTGTGATTGGTGGATCTGTCATTTTTACTGGTGAGCCATCGGGTTTAAATGTAGAACCATGGCCCTGTGTTGGCCGATCCCCTTTAACGGGAATTACTGGCTTTGATGTAAACCCTTCATCGTTTTTTACGCCCACAAAAAAAGCAGCCGAAGCTGCTAAGACTGCTGCAATATATTTAGTCTTGTTTGACATTACAGTCACCTTTATTTTCCAAGCTTTCTAAATAGGCTTTAAGTGCAATTTCATCGCGCTTATTTTTCTTTCTGGCGTAGTACCAGTTCATTAAAAAACCAGCTAAACCAATGATGATACTGACCCAAAATGCTAAATCGATTGACCCGATCCACGCCGAAACTGCTCCTGCCACACTTCCCCCGTATGTTGCACCCTTACTGGCCGCCAAAGCGGTCGATGTATCTATAATTTGCTGATTGTCTGCCATGCAGCCCCCTAATTTCGGCATAAAAAAGCACCCGTTTGGGTGCTGTTATTTCTTCATTTCAATTACACTTAATGTTCTTGAAGTGATCATAAAAGTATTATTGGAACTAACATTCAGTGGAATGTTTACTCCCTCCTGTCGTGCAAAACCTGCTTTAAGTGTGTATGTGACATTACCAACTGTACTAATATCATCGATCGCAGAAACGATAACTGCTGTACCATTAAAATTGACATTAATATTACCTGTCTCGATGTTTGCACCTAACGAACCTCTGCCAATTAAGGACCCGTTTCTATATATTGAAATATAAAAAGATGCCATAGCTCTGTCATTCGCAGCAATTGGATTACCTCGTCCGTCACTTACACTAAAAGCGCCAAAAGTAGGTGTGCAAATATTTACTGAAGCATCAATTCTAACTTTTCCACCACTTCTATTTAACGTTACTTGTAAAAGTGTACCTATATGATTTTCCCACGCTGATAGGTGGTTATTAAAATCATTATTAGGCAACCCACCAGTTGATCCTCCTGAAAAAGTATTGATAGTTTTGATATCAATTGCTTTTACACCTATTGGTACCGTTACTGCTTCATCTTTAATTTTTAAAGTATCAATTGCGCCATCTTCAATATTCGCAGTTTTGACTTTAATTGTCCCCAAGTCTGCACTAATAACGCTTAAGTTTTCAGCCCAGATTCGATTGGCATTGATATATCCAAAACTACCATTATCGACATACAAACCACGCGGAATAACAGTACCGTTTGGCAAAGTCACAGGCTTATTTTGCAATGTCATTAAGGGTTTTGGCTCAATACCATCTATACCCACTGGAGTACCAAATTGAATACGGTCATAGTTAAAAATGAAAGTTGAAGTAGTTCCATCATTCATTGATCCATGGCCTGAAACATGACCATTTACATCGAACTTGATAAACTGCTGAGCATAGATGCCATCTACACTTTCACTGACATTTTGAATAGACGAACTATTCTTACCGACTTTAGTTTGCAACGTTTCCGTTACTTTTATCGTTGAAGAAATAGCACTAGCATTTGCATTGATTTGTTGCTGAAACAAAGCATTGCTCTCATTCATTTGTGCAGAAAGCTGTTCAGTAAGTTTAGCTTGGGCCAAATCGCCTTCAATACGTGCAGATTGCTCTGACCATACGCCTGCATAACCTCCTTCATTTCCGATTAAGTCAGATTCTGACCCGATAAATGGAGGATTGAGTTGCGCGAAAACACCGTCAATACGTACTGTTTGGGCGGCAACTTTGTCATCTACATTCTTAATGTCTGACTTAACTTGCGTCAATTGTCCCGTTGAAGCTTTATCGTCAAGCTCAAGATTAATTAAATCAATCGCTTCAGCATTTGCCGATGACTGCTCAACTGCTACCTGTGCCGACTGGCGTACAGTTGCAAGAGCACTATCATTGCTTGCGATATAGTTATCTATTTTTTGAACAGTTACCCTATCACCCTCAATTCGTGCTTGTACTTCTCGTTGTGCATAAGCCTGTAAGTTATTTAACTCAACTGCCGTTGTATCAATACGCTTACTAAGTGCTAAGTCCCCTTCGATCATTGCCGATTGAACAGACCAAGTTCCTGCGAAGCCCTGATCATTACCGATCAAATCAGACTCAGATCCAATCAAAGGTGGATTTAACTGTGCATATACACCGTCCGTTTTTTCAGCTACAAGTGAAAGATCATTTGCAACAACACGAATGCTTTCTTGAGCTGCAGCAAGACCATCATCACTTGACTGTTTAACAGTATTTACAACTTCAAGAACACCTTCATCACCATCAATAATTTGCTGTGATAAACCATCTTTGGCTTGCTGAATAGCGTTTTGACGATCAACGACTTCTTGTGCAATCCGATCTTTCGTATTTTGAATATCTTGCTTAAGTGGACCTATTTCAGCATCAATAGTCTCAATATGATCAATCTTGGTTTTAAGATCCTGACTAAGTTGTGTTTCACTGATTTGATCATTCAAGAGCTCAAGAACGTCTGTAGCATCGGCAGAAGTTGTCGCATGAGTCCAGTTTGACCACGGCCCAATATTTCCGATTCTATCAATCAAGCGGCCACGATAAAATTGAGTCAGATTTGGCTGCAAACCTTGAATCGTATGAGTCGTTGTTGGATAAGCGAATAAGCCCAATTGAGCAATGTTGCTTGTTCCATCTGGTGAAACTTGAATCTCGGTATAAGCCGTATCAAGTGCGCCAGTTGCAGGAAAACCCCAATTTAGGCGCATACCAAACAAAATACCTGTTGCTTGGATAAATGCCAATTTTGGAGGTAAACCTTGCTTTCCAGAGAGTTCAGTCAAAGTTGAATAAACTGGTAAAGAAGCTATCTCAAAAGCTGAAATCGCTGTTACTCGTGCTTGATAT